GTTGTGAGTTACAAGTTTATTTGTACATGTAAAGCACGATTGATGTTTAATAATAATAATGACAATGTCATCGTTTTTAATATATTATATTAACCTATTGTGAGATAAAAGTTTATTTGTACATGTAAAGCACAATTGATGTTTAATAATGATGTCATTATATTAGTTAATTGCGAGTTACAAAATAAAAATCATTTTTAAGTATATTTTAACAAAGGTAATGTGCGCAATGACTTGTCCCGATTTTGTGTTGACAAGAAAAACTGTTTTTGACGAAATAAACTGTGGCAGCAGCGAAGAAAATAATTCTACAACTTTTAACGATCTAATAGGACTCCATTGGATAATCGCAGCTCAATGTTTATGTTCATTAGATATGAGCAATGGCGGTGGCGGTGTGTGTAAACATGTACCTGTAGAGAGTTATGATCAATTATACGATATGTTTGTTGAATTGTATTATAGCGATAAATATTTTTGCGAAACCTGCAATACTGTGAGTGTGTATACGCGTGTGCCACACCAATGTCATTGGCGATATTTAAAAAGAGATTATTTGCAAGAGTGCTCGAGAATGAACACCAACAATTATTATGATTGTATAGAAAATGATTCTGACGACAGTGGGATTTATTAAAGACAAAAAATTGTTTGTTATATATTTGTATTTATTATTTTAACATAAACAAAAAAATCTATTGTCATCCTCAACATCAACAATATTATACAATGGTCGTCTACAACAAAAACAATAATTACTCAAATTGAATATAATTTCACGTAAAACATCACAATCTTCATCGGTATAACTATCGAATTTGTGGGTGTCACATTCAAAACAATAACACTGGTCCTTTTTTAACAAATACTCAGAAACTTTTTTATTCGGTGAACACATATTGCACATATTGTTGTCGGAATAGTATGTTATAGACCAGCGTTCGGGTAAAAATTTATTTTGTGCATATTTAGCGTACCACATTAACATAAAAATCTCTTCGTGACACAAAGAGTAGACGGGCGTTAAAAGTCGTGGCTCTTCTCGCATAAATTGTGCCGTGTCTTTTTCAAACACATCAGTGAATTTTATTAATTTTAACATTAAATCAAATTTAGCACAACTTTCGTTATTCACATCCAACGAATCAAAATACGACGATTCGCCGTTATTATATATATGACCCATTTGGTTGTCGATCACAACACGTTCTTTCTTTAGCAAAACCATAAAGTGAAATAAAACGAATAGTGTGTTAAACAAAAAATTTATCACAATTTGTATTTGCAAACAAACGCGTTTAATACTATTAGTTGAAACTTTTCAAATATACACATATGTGTACATGTTTGCCGATCATAAACAATTTGTAGTGTTTGCGATCATGATCAATTTTATGGTTCGAAAATTTTTCAAGCGACAAATCATGCACGTCGGCAAACATGCATTTTTTGACTGTGAAAAAGTATTGGAAAATCGCCATGTCCACGATCACGATCGAGACGATTCTAAATGAATTTTAAACGAGAAAAATTGGGCGTGTCGACGAACATGTAAAAATGTGCATTGGAAAAAATTTTTTGTCGACGCTCGTCGATCGTGCGTTACAGGTTTGTTTTTGCGTGTAAATCACGATCGATTATAAATAATGTTATTTGAATATATAACTGTGGTTTTCAAATATTGTTATTCAATAAACATGTCTAATAAATATTCGGGGAATAGAAAGTCTGAAGGCAAAGCGCACACACTCATCAATATTCTCGTGTCGTTTTTGTAGCAAACATAATTGTTTTTAATGTATACACTTTGTAGTACGGCAGTGTTGTGGTATATGTCCGCGCCGCACACTTTCACTTTGCTATGCGACGAGATATAACTGTTGAGACTGTTGGTGGCTCTCGACGAAATGGTATCAATGTCGGTGGCCAACGTTTTTCTATACTCTTGTGTGCTTTTAATCAAATTAAAACTACCTTTAGCGCCGCTTTCGATGATATCGTTGAATTGTCCGCCCAAATTCAACAACTCTTCATCTCCACATACCATTTCTTCGTTGGCTATAAGAGCGGTGAGCTCCTTGAACAACAAATAACTACAATTGGAACTGCACACAAGTGTCACGTCACGCAACAACAATTCCAATCCAATGGTAAACTGTTTGCGCGAATGGTGGTGATGGTGACGCCACAAATAATATATAATCGGCATTTGCTTTAACAGCGATTCAATTTTTTTAATATTTTTGTATAAATAATATATTTGTTGGGAGACAAAGGATAAACGATTTTTGTCGAAACACACAAAATTGAAGCGCGGATCTGCATACAGCAAACACTCCAAATCGATGAGCCAATTGGGTTTGGGAAGAAATGTGATAATTTTTTTGTCGCCATCGCAATCGGTGTTGGCGCCTGGGAATATACCCAGTCCCACTTTTACGTTCCAATCGGTGGTGTTGGGATTGATGTGCACATCCGACACTTGAGTGCTCAGTTGGCTGATGTTGGGATGGCGGGTGGTCCAGGCGCGCACATTGTCCACATCTCGTCCATAATAACGGTGGATGCTGGCGCGCGGGGGCACTATTTCGTTGACGCCGTTCAAGCATTGCACGTTTGCGTAAAACGAGGCCTCGTTGAGAAACGTCGAATAAGAGAATTGTACAGCGTAACCGTTTTTGTTTTGCAACTGATCTTTGATCACGCCGTGAGGCAGTTTAATTTTTTGCAACGATCCCGAAATGTCCACTAGGCTGTTTTCGTGTTTGGAATTGAACGCTTTGTTCAAAAACACTATAAAATTGTAATCCCACAAGACAAAATGAGGCAACACCAAATAATCAATGGTGTCGGTAAATTTGTTGGTTTTTAATTTTTTCAAAAATACATTTGAAGGCAAATCTGTGATGATAACACAAGTGGATTTGATGATTTTCCTGAGCGCGTTCACGTTTACGTGTTTCGAATTGGTGTCTGAATACACGCCAATCAATTGATCGATCAGACAATTGTAGTAGTTTGATTTTTGGTTTCTTTTCAAGTCGATGAGAAAATTTTTAAGAAGCATTTTAAACTCGCCGTGTGTAAAAAACGCAACATTGGTCAATTTGTGCGGATCCAAAATTTCATATTCTGTCGGCGACTTGGTCAAAAACGAATACATGTTTTTCACTTTTTATTTAAATCAATCTCTCAATTAAATGTGTGTGTGTAATATGTGTACGTACGCACGCAATTGAAACGTCTAATTAAGCCCGTTCGCGTCAAACACAATGTATAAGAGGGTTAAAAAATTAATTACAGACATATATATACATATATATATATATAAATAAATAGATAAATAAATAAATATCGAGCATATTGATTGTACACAATGAGTCATTTTGAACAGTTAATTAATGTGTCCTTTTTAAAGTCACTAATTAAACATCAAATTGACGAAAACGTGTCGGACAATATTAAGTGTATAGGGGAAAAGTTGAAAAAACTCGAACACGACAACTTGACCGATCACGTGGAAATATACGGTGTGCACGATCACAAATTAGTTTATAAAAAAGTTCGAAATTTTTATATTAAAAAAATTTGTTCATTGCTCACTTTGAATTATAAACATGTGCTCGAATCGAGTTTCGAAAAAAATCACATCATCGTGAGGTTGTGTGACGCGACGCGCGCCAAAGAATGGCAGACAAGATCGCGCGAGCGACGTCTCAAAAACTACGATCTCAACATTGACTTTGACGGGCCCGTAAAAATATTTGTGGCAGCTACGACTGAACAAAAACTATTGTTGAAAAAAACCCGCGACGCTCTGTTGCCTCACTACAAGTACATTTCCATATGTAAAAACGGTGTAATGGTGAGACGCGACGAAAAAAGTCGTGTGTATATCGTTAAAAATGAACATGACATTGAAACACTTGAACATTCAAATATTAACAACAGTAATGATAATGTTAATAGTGACACTACTTTAATTAATGTTTATACAAACGAATCTTGCGTTAAAAGCAACAACAACAACAACAATAATGACAGTCTTGTTGTCGACAACGAATTCATTAATGAACGATTAATTTAAGAATAAAAATACGTTAAAATCAAGTTGAATCTCATAGTAAAGTGGTTGTGATAAAAATAATATATACATTTAATAAAAAAAAATTTATGTTATTTGTTTTATTTGATATATAATTTATATTTTTATAATAGTTTTTAACAATATAACAATGTTAATGCCTGACAATTTACCTTATCACGGTAAGAGGATATACAAAAAGGTTTACAATCGTAGTTTACAATTATATAAGTCGGAACAAATTGCGAATCAATTGGCGTGCTATGCTGTAAAGAAAAAGTATATCAACAAAAACGGTGTGTGGCACACTCGTGCAAACGCTAACGACACAGACACAACCACCGATAACAGTAGTAACACTAGTAGCGTTACCAGCGATCCTTCCGATACAACAACTGATAGCGAATAATATTTAATGCCCATTTGTATGTGTTGTGTGCATCATAATGTATCACATTCCCGATATTATGTATACGGAAAGAATGCCGCCGCGCGCTAAACGTTTATTTGTCGAGACATTTACTAAATACCACAAATTAAACGGTGGCGACGAGGATGTGGCTTTGCACAAAGCCCGTCAGGCTCTTCAAAAAAAGTATGTTAAAATGAACGGTGTTAACAATGCGTGGATTCCACGCAAAGCGGCCTACGAGATCGTTCGAGACGATCTACAAAATGAATTGTCGTCAACAAACACTTCTGTCGTCGCTAACATCAATAACAAAGCAAATGATCGTCGAGGGGCTATTTACAGCGACCGCAACGATGGAGAAATCGATTACGACACCGACACAGATACTAATGATAATGAAAATGAGCAGGAAAATGAAAAAGAAACAACATCTAAATTTTTATTTACATCAAATCGTCGGCGACGTCCGAATGTTGGTATTAAATCTAATATTAAAAAACGCAATGTTAATTATCCATTGTCATCGTTTAATAGTTATAATGATTATGATGACTACGACGATGACATTAGCGACGACGATATTATTACTACTACTACTACCACTACAGATGAAGAAGACTGAATATAAATGTGTATATGTGTGTTTAATTGATAATAAAATATTGTACAATTTTCATTTTATATACAATTTTGTTTCCAAATCTCTATCAATCATATTTCTCAATTGTTTATCTTGAATAATGTCGTCGTAGGTGCGTGAAGGATCGTTGCGTCGTTGAAAATCCATAAAACCGCTGGCGCGTTGATGGTAACTTTCTTGGGGGTACAGTTTTTTGGCGACAATCACTCGTGCACCTTTGCACAACTCCACAATCATACTGTTATCGTTGTCACTGGCGTTGAAAAAAATATGATCGACAAACTTTGGCGATTTCACACACTCTTCGCCGTGTACGAACAAACGTGAGTGTTCATATATAAACAGCGTTAAACTTTCGAGCGATAAATCACACACTAAATGGAAATTTACATAAAACGCCTCTTTAATGTTCATAAAAATAATGTATTCTTCACACTTGGTTGGATCGCAATCCTTCTCCACTACCATAATATTTGTCAAATCCAAAATTATATCGTCGAATTCGAGACGTTTCAACGAAACGGTTTGTCGCAACATACTAATAGCTTGTCGACTCATAAACCACTACTCTCTGACACTTTACAAGCTCAAGTAACATTGTGCTACAAACGAAAATTGTATTTATACAAAATAAGTAGAAAACAGGTATAATTGTATGTGTGTTTTAAATTTCAAATTTACTACTAAACATTTAAGGTTGATATTCAGAATGTACGACAAATGTTCTCAAACGCAATAAATGTTAATTAAACGAGCGATGGGTCAAGAGTGTACACAAAATTCTTTCAATAAAATACATCTGTATATGTGTGTAACAAACAAACAAAATTAACACAAAGGCACATAAAGTGCCGAGCAATTTTCGTAACTTTTCCACCTTTTAGTGGTAGTAACAATAAAACTATTTGTACATTCATCAACAAATTGCTTGTTGAAATTGTCGTGCATTTCTATGTATTCTTTAACGTTGACACTCGCCGACATCACAAAATAACATTTAGAACACAAAATCACATTGTTAGATTGTTCCTGTTGCGTTTGCTGTTTTTGTTTCTTATTATTTTTTAAATTGTCAGTGCTTCTAAAACGTTTCAACAGCGAATGAAACATACTAATTTTTCTTTTAATTCTTCTCAACTAAATTGTTTATCTGCGAATAGTTTCGCTTACCCACCACACTGTACGTGGTGATCTGACCGACTCGACTATCGTTAAAATTTTCTTTATAAAAATTAATTAAATTTTGTTTGCTATTTTCGGCAATTGCGATAGTAGTGGTGGTGGTGGTAGTGGTGGTGATGATGGTGGTGGTAATAGTAGTAATAATGGCGGCGGCAGCAGCGGTGGTAACGACCATAACACTCTCTTTTTTCAAATGATTCAATTGATTTTCAATTGTTGTATCGATAATTTGACTCAAACTAAATCGTTTCATTGTTGTGTTGCGCGTTGTTTTCGTTTCATATAATTCGGTCAATATTGAGATAAACAATGTTTAATTGTTGGCGCGCGCCAACGATTAAATACACAATTTTGTGATAATAATAATACATCAATGCGTAATAGTATCAATTGTTTTACACATTGGCACCAAAATAGTTCATAAATTCCGTTATAAAGTTTTGCCAATCTAATAAATATAATTGAGCACGATCTCTAGGATGAATTTCGTTGTTTATGTTGACACGCAAACGACCGCCGCCCAAAGTTTCGCGTTGTCTCACAATTAATTCGTTGTAACGTTTGTAATTGTTGGGATTGCGAGCCCATTTGGCGTATTTAAATACGCGTTTGATCATTTCACGCGGCGGACACATTATATGACCGGGCGGTATACCACCGTATTTGAGATCGCAACATTTTATCCGATCTTTGTTTTGGGGACACTTGCCCAAATTGCGAACCACTACCGAAATTGAAGTGTTCTCCGCGATCACATCAAACGGATTCGCTTGGTTTAGTATCGCTGTAAAAATTGTATTATACACCAAAAAGGTTTGATAAATATATTGAGATTGACGCGATTCGTCGGTGGACGCGACTAAATTGTTAAAAGCGACCAAACTCCATGGAAATTTAATTGTTTCTTTATGGTTATAACTATTGTCGTTGGTCTTGTTGTCATCGCCGCCGTTGTCGTCGTAGTCATTATCATCACTGTTGTTGCCTTCACTATAGGATCCCTTGATAATGTACGCGCGTTGTGGAAGAATAATTGTTCTAAACTCGGAATACATCACATCCACATACATTCGATCGGCAATCAAAATACACTCGTCGGCAGCGAGCGCGCCCAAATAATTGACAACTGTGGCGAGAATCAATTTGAGACATGTCATGTTCCGTTCGCCCGCCTCCTCCACACCTTTGAACGTTTCGTCGCGCACCAAACGCAAAAGAACATTTTCGTACACGCTGTCCGCGTTGAGTATAGTTTTACGCGCTCTCGCATGATCCACGGCGCGATTTAACAAACTCCTATAATACGGTTTAGCGTGTTCGTTCAAAAAAAAGGCATTCATCGTTGTCGTGTGAATAATGTCACTTTGATCCGTGACACCGGTTGAACTATTGTGAAGACGTGTTACTTTGCAAGTCGCTCGACGAGGATGGATCCAACATTGCATTTGTTTGGGCGCACGCACCGGTTTGTAGGGCACCAATTTCACCGAGGCACACAGCTCTAACTTCACGCTCGGCTTCGACGTACACATTTAAAATAATATACCTTTTGTCGATCAAAAACAAATTATTTTCCAATATTAAATCCAACACGTCTTTCGCGGAAGCGTGTTCGGTCATGATTGATGTATATATATATATTACACATACACACACACAAACATCATTTGTTGCTACCTTTTAAAAATTTTCTGAAATCCAATTCAATGTCGAGAAATTGTTCGTTTGTAATGCGTTGATAAAGGGCACTATAAACACGATCGATTTCTTGATCGCCTATAAATCCCTTAATTTCTTTCAATATATTTTTGCATTCGTCTACGGTGGGCGGTGGAAAAGTGAAATAGTATTTTATGTGACGATTAAACGGATCGCGAGTGTGCTCACGCCGCCATCGTTGAATGCATTCCGCGTGAAACATTTTCTCCAAATTTAGCATGCCCGTATCGGGTAAACCTACAATTCCGCTCGTCGATTCAATGGGCTCCAAACAAATTTGACATTCTGTTTTGTACAGGGACCAATACTTTTTGAAAGTTTCAAACATGTGAAAACTTTTGTCGGCCAAATGAAGTGTTAGAAGTAACATATTTTATATTTTTATTTATTCTTTGTATTGTTACACAATACCAATCAATTCTTATTGTATATATGCAATTTTTAATTGTTGCAATTCTTCGTTCAATTTATTCAATTTATTTTGATAGGATTGAAAAAAGCGAGTGTCGTAAAATGTCGTATAGCTAAACTCTTTAATTTCATAATTAGGATTGGACCATTCGAGTGCGGACACCATGCCGCTTAACGTATTGAATGTCACAATAGCTCGACTCTTATACGAGGGATGTATGTACACATGATCAATAGTGCCGAACCTTTGAAAGTCACGCACCAATTGATCTTTTAAATTGTCAACGGTATAATGTTTGACGTTTCTCTTAAATTTCACTTGTATTCTATTGGAACCGGTTCGCCGTGACGGTTTAAAATTTTCCTTCACTTGCAAATCGATCGAACCCCGCCACATGTCATATATATATTGAATCATATTCTCATTGCGACTCATCAAAATTTCCATTTCAATATGCACATGTTGGAGAATAGTTTTAAATTGATCCATCATATTGGCCGCTATTAGAGACGTGTCACTTTTTAAATTAGCAATTATCTCGCTATATTTCTCATGTAATATTCTATCGTATAATTTTTTTTTTGTTTCGTCCGTTAACGCTAAACGAGCTTGTTCTATCACCGTTAATATTTCGCCCACGTCGTTGTTGTGCATTCTGTCGACATATGCTTTTACCGGCAACACACTAGTGTTTGCAGCTTCCAACACGTCCAATACAAAAGTTTCATTGAATTCGGATAAATAATTTATATTTAATATAAAATAAAAATCTTCTACTTCTAAATTACAATAGCCCAAATACTCTTTATTGTTTTTATCGCATAAATTATTTTTGGACCGTGGACGTTTATCTATATCTTCCAATTGTGTTATTTTTCGTTTTGTAGTCATTCTTTTTGTCACTTTTTTTTTAGTAATCTAACAAATCACAATAATGACGGACGTGGTGCGCGACTTTAATGTCTTATATGAGAATATCAAAAATAAATATAATCTAACCTTTGTCTACGATTGCTGTGCATTGCGACAAAATGGGGAGGGAAAAATCGAAAATGATAATAGCGGTGGCGACAACGATAATAATAATGATAATAGTATTATTGCAAAATCGACACGTTACTCGTTGAGCCGTATACAAGAACACAAATCTTATTTGTGTTGCGCTATTAACGAACAATTGAATTGTGTGTTGCACAAATGTGTGTTGGTGGTGTTCGGCACAGAGTTGGACAGGTGTTTTCGTCAATGGAACGACGAGGAAATTGACGCAGAGTTAAATGCAAATATGAGGGGCACGTTTATGTTGGACGGTAGATTTTTGAGTTTCCCCAACATTATGATGAACAACAACATATTGGCGCACAACTTTTACGACAAACTGTACGCAAAACATTGTAAACGTATGTTTTTATACGGCAACATGGACAAAGAGAAACACATCAATCGTGCCATTCAATTAGTGTACGATCGACAAGAGGATATGTTATTTGCACGCGACGTGTACGCGTGTGATTATGTCGTCACTCAAGATCTTAACGCCACCCTCGAAACGTATCTATCCAACAGCGGCAAATGGGAGCCACTCAATTTTATCTTTCAATTCACCGACACCCACCGTCGCCACTTGTTGCAGCACATCAAATTGATAATGAGCCACGACATATGTTATTCTATTGATAATCTAGCAAATAAAATTATTTATAAACACGATTATTTAATCGAGTTGTTGTTGACGTTGACAATTTTGCAAAATTATCAACGCGACAATACTGATGCGCTTTTAAAAGCACAACAACAGCAATCGTCGCCGTCGCCGCCTCCTTTTAAAAAGCGTAAAACACAAACTATTTTGTATAATAAAGAGTCGAAAAAAATCGTCGACACCATTGTCAACGGTCGACTAATCTATAGTGTGTCTAAAACGTTCAGCAAACAACGCAAATCCTATCCCAACCAACAGGACAATTGTACCAGCAACAACAACATTGAAATAACCCTGCCCGTGCTCAAGTATCGTATTGGCAACGAGGTGACGCGTATCACCAACGAAACGATGCGTCAAAAAATGCTCAAACAAAAAAAGGATTTTGTAAAGTTTGTCGATAGTTTTTTTCACGGCGAAATGACTGTGGCGGGCAAAAAATTTTTCTTGTGTCGCAACGTACGTCTGCCCAGTGTCAATTATCAAATGGTGGCGGACAAATTTAGATTTTTGTTAGACAACAAACTAATTGAACATATCGTTGACAATATCGACAATTATAACAACAACAACAACACCTTGTTGATAGCATTCAACGATAGACCTACCAATTTAAAATGTTTTAAAACCAATTTACGGACAATTGTGTACACACTAAAACGAAACATGGCGCCGATCGAATTAAAAGCTAACGAAAAAATCCTTTTTATCAATCACCACGAGGGGATGGTGTGCATCAAAAAAACCTTGTTTATCAAAAACACAAATACAAGTATCACCACCACCGCCATGGACGAAACGGTGCATATCAACGCGCTGCTCACCCCCTACGAGTACCACTATAAAGAGTCTCTTTTTCGCAACAATAACTTGTGCGAATGGCAAATAGCCGATGAAAACGACGATGTAACTTCGCTCATGTCCAAATTGGAACAATACTATTACAAAGGTTTCGTTCATTTGTTTCACACGGTGCCCGTGCCCAAATTAATTGTGTCGTTGACCAATTTGAAAAACGCCATGCCCGTGTTGGCGTACGACCAGAGTCGACGCCTATTGCCCGCCGGCTATTCGGTGACAGTGCACAGGTCCATATTGGTGAACAACAAAATGTTCAAATTGTGGACGCTGGTGCGCGACAACAAATTGATGACCGCCGAAGATCCATACATACCGCACATGGCGTTGCCCATACGCATGTACAACAACAAAATCAACAAACTCAAAGGCAAAATCATTACACACACCAAATCGGACGTGCCGTTCGTCAAGTTTGTAAAGAGTGTGTCCACTCAGAATTGTGCGCAAACGGACACCGGCAACATTTTGTACGCCGTGGGCACCGTGGTGTGCGGCAATCGCGCCAAAATAAATTGGGTTTACGACGGTCGTCGTTACAAAATCGAAACGTGCAACACCACTTCGGGCGCGCATAACATTTACAAAATTTACGTGTACTTTAGACAGATGCGCAATCAAATTGTCGAAACGCTAGATGCTACCATGGTGGTGAGCGGAGACAATTTAGTCGTAAAAATAACCGTCGCCACGTCCACCGACGATTTGGAGGGTGTTAAAATTTGCGGTATCCACGGTCAAAAAGGTGTGTTCAATCGCAGCGAAGACCTCACCGAGTGGATGGCCGAGGACGGTACTCACGCGCAAATTTGCCTTTCGCCCGTCTCCTTTTTGTCGCGTCAATCCAACTTTGACAATATCGAACGCAAGTATGTAGTGCGCGGCGGCAATTTCGCCGATCGGAACGCGCCTCGCTACCCCATTTTCAATATACCGTATATGTTGTTCAACAACACACCCGACAACATATTTAAAGAATTCATCAAAAACAATTATACGGGCCACGAGAAAGTGGAGGGCACGCGCTTCGATCAGTGGACCAAAAATCAATCTTTTGTGGGCAATCGTTTGGCGGAAAGTTTGCATTGGATGCGCGGCGGCAGCAATTTGCCCAACAATTGTGGAGAGTTTAACGTGCTGTCCAGCTTGCTCATGTGCAATAACATAACAATGAAATAATATTAAACGAATATTAACAATGAAGTGATTTTTATTTAGAAAATAATTTATCGGGTTTACAATAGAACAATAATAGAACAATAATAAAACATCAATCAATAAATTATTAATTTTTATTATATATTAATTTAAAAGAAATTATATTATTACATTGAACACAAGTTGTGTTCGTGTCATTTAAATCATCACAATCCCCACATAAACAGGAATGACCGCAAGGCAAATATGTGACGGCCGCATAAAGTGTGAAGTTTTTTTTGCAACGTACGCATTTACTGTGAATTGGCTGCAAATTAAAACCACCATTATTATCATCATTATTATCATCATAAACCAAATCGTTGTTGGCTACAATTTTTTTCAACATTTTTTCTCTGATTCGGGCGTAATCGAGCACGCGTCTATTATAACGACGCACCGTAAATACTTTGCGTCCACATTTATCAACGTGTGTATCGTAAACGCGTTGTTGTTGTTGTTGCTGTTGCTGTTTTTGTTCTTGTTGAGTTGCAATGCAATTAGTAGAATTTATCATGTTGCAATAAATTAGCACTATTACGATATGCCACAACAGCGGATGTTGTCGCCGCTTCCACACTTGACGATCGACGACTGTATAATGAAATTTTATTCAAATCTAAATTACATCGCAAACACATAATAAAACCCCTTTTAATGATGGCTTTGTGTCGTTTAAAAAATGTATTTGTGCTATTTTTTTTGTTACCATATAAAGAAGTCGTTGTAGTTGGACTTGTTTTTCTATACAAATAAACCATTTCCTCACAAAAATAACACGTAGCATACATGTTACTCATTTTTATTGTAGAATCTACATTATTTCTCTCATCAATTCTTTATATACAACATTAACATCACTTAATACAATAAAAAAGAAAAAAACATATAAAATACATATATTTAAAGTGCGTGTTGTTACAATTTAGTAGTATGTTTTAGCATTTCATCACTATTTTCAATCATCACGTTTAAAAAATGAGAAATTTCATTTTGTTGCTCGTCCAAGCTACGCGTGTAGTCCACTTCGAACACAGGATAATTCATTTCGTCGGCATATATACGAAAAACTCTGTTTTGCACGTCGACATACTCTTTAGTTAATATGTCAATTTTATTGTCACGTTTTCGCATCACATCGACACATAACGCTTCTTGACCTTGTTTGCACACCATAACAAGGGCACAATAGTTAAAATGGAGAGTTTTTTTCATTTCTTTAATCGCTTGTATATACAATCTCAATCCGGTCTCGTCAAATGCGTTTCCATTATTTATCAAAAATAAATTGGCAAAAATCATTTGATATATTAACGAGGATTCGGGGGTCCGATCGTATACGTGTATTTGTTGAGGATATTTCATCATATCGCTGGTTAAACTGAGACCGCGCGTCAACACAAAAAACATGCCGTTCAGTGCATTGTTTTTACGTTCGGACGTCATTAATTCCGCGCTTAAGTATTCGTCAGTGATTTCTTTATAGTCGGTCAAGTGCACTTTAATTGTCGGTCGAAGTTGAATTAGTTTTTTTAAAATTGTCGTTTTTGTGGTGGCTGCGGTGCCTTCTAAAGCGTAAAAACACTTCATATTTTGTATATATGTATGTGCGCGCGTACATATACACCAGAAAAAACACAAACGATGTCAATCAATTGATGAAAATATTAACAAATTTGCCAATATATATATCTTTTTTTTTTAAGATTAGATTGAACGATTAAATAGATGCCAACGCGACAACAGCCATTCTTTCTAATGTATTGTACAAATCGTACTCCCAATTGGACGTAAAAATATCAACAACGGTGGCGGCGGCGGCAGCGGTGGTGGTAGTGGTAATGGTAGTATTATGATGTCGATTATAATAATCATCGGTTTCCATTTTCATTAATTGATAAAAAACAAAAAATTCTTCGTGTGACACGTTACAGTCGCTGTTACAAATCCATGTCATAATTTGTTCGTTGTCCAGTATTTTGTTCAAAAGTTTTTTTCTTTTTTTGTCTAGAGAAGCGCAGTTATCTTGCAACGATGGCATTGCCAAATCATTTATGAGCCAATCGACAAATTCTTTTGCTCGTTTCAATTTTTGCTCCAACGAATAAATCGCTTCGACAATTGTATCTATTGTGGTGTCGTTAAAGTACACAACGTCTTCGACGGGGGTTTTTAACTTTCGACGAAATTCAACATTGTTCACTGTCGTGTTCCACACCAAATTCCAACCGATGTTTTCGTCGAGCAAAACACTCGCAATGTGCGGCGGCGGAGACCGCTGTAAAGCCGCTTTAAATTTTGCGTGTAAACCGTCCATTCTCTTTGACCACTCAAATTAAAAACTGAAATTCTCTTGTGTCAATCCAGCATCTCTAACATCAATCATTTTTATTACTTATGTTCATCATAAATATGGTAAACATATGAACAAAAACTTAAAATACATGCACGTGAACATAATGTAAACGTATAATTAATTTTAAAATTAAAAATACACATTGATCACTATCGTTATATTTTAATTGTGTTTTACAAGCACAAATTAACTTGTAATGCACAATATCCAAAATTTTAATAATATTTAAACAATAACATTATTTATAATCGATCGTGATTTACACGCAAAAACAAACCTGTAACGCACGATCGACGAGCGTCGACAAAAAATTTTTTCCAATGCACATTTTTACATGTTCGTCGACACGCCCAATTTTTCTCGTTTAAAATTCATTTAGAATCGTCTCGATCGTGATCGTGGACATGGCGATTTTCCAATACTTTTTCACAGTCAAAAAATGCACACCATTTTGTTTGACATTGAAGATTTTGCTCAAATACTGCGAGACTCGTTGTCCATATACGACGGTGAAAGGTTGGTGTTTCGCGGAACTGTCACTGCACGCCAAATGACCACCACTCTCGGTGTGGGCGTGTATATGATTCATGCGCCGCGCGGTCGACAACAACGGTATCGCATAGAAATTCCTTCTAACGGTTTCAACGATTTGGGTAATAGTTGCACTAATTTGTATTTGATAGTCACCAATACGGCCACGACCCATGTCAATTTAGTGTATCGACCCATCATTAAACCCACCGTTCAAACGCATCGCGTTGGATTTGTGTACGGTATCAATTATCGATTCGCTGCAATGTTTACGGTAAACACCATTGATCACACGATTGAATTAAACGTGTACAGACACTTTGTGCATACCATTTCAAATCGTTATTTCGCTATACAACTGTTGACTCCCGACAAAAATGAAATAATTGATGAATTGATAGTGACAGGCACCACGCACAGCGATAATTACTATCAATTTGTTCGTTATATTCCCGGCACTGTTATGCGCCTCGTTTTCTATTTACAAAGAACAATGAATCATATTGTCTTTATGAGTCATAGAATTGGTCCAATTCAAACCGACTATTTGCTGACAGAGGACGATGTACAAGACTTGAGCAATCAAAATATGATAAATATGCAATTGCAAACACAATATCGTTTGCGATCGTACATTAATTTTTTGAACGAATACGACCGTCTGCTGTCGATAGAGAATTTTGCAAAAGACGAAGTTTATTTAATGATCAAATCTTTGCCTGATCACAAAAAGCTCATGCATCAATATTGCAGTTATTTACCCGTTCATTTTCAATGCGTTTACGCAGAAAATCCACCGCCGTCGCCACCGTTCATTTGGAATGTATGGTCATTGGTAATTTTATGTGTAATTGTATTAATAATTATTTTTATAATGACAATTATAAGATTTGTTGTTATGGGTAAAGATAATCTATCAACATATCGACCAATAGTTACCATTTGATAAACTCATCGCTTGAGAAACACGTTTATATAAATGTTGAAAGGTTCAATGCAATTATCAATATATTCGCAAAATACAACTACACAAAGGAGCGACGAAAGCGGTCGTATTATTAGTGCTATAACATAATGAGGTACAGATACAGTTTATTATTGGACATTTTAACCAGTTTTCATGATAACGATATTGTTTATATTAATTATGAAAATGAAAATGCGTACAAAGCGCTACACGCTAAATTGAAAAGAGTTATGACAGAAAATCCACCGCCTGAACATGTAGACGATATATTGTTTAAAGATTACAGCGGTACTTTTTATCGTTTTGTTTGTGACATCACTATTGGCAATAAAGAGTTTTGCTCTGAACTAAAAAAACGTGCCACTAAATTGGACGATGACGAATTGGACAATGACGACAATGTGTTATATTTTAACGACGACACCGTTGATATGCTAGTTGAAATAGTGTACAACATGGAAGAATGGATTAAAAAAGGCGTTGAATTTGTCGACAATGCAGTTAATTACATTATCTCAGATTTGGACTTGCCTTTTTATAGCGGCAAAGATTTTTTTAGGAAGGTATCCGACAAGGAACAAAAGCTATTGACATGGGTGTTTGACGACGAAAAACTTATGGCGCAATTACCGTATTCAATTGACGAGAACGAATCTCTCATAGAAGAACTAAGAGATTTACATAATTATGTTGAGGAAAATTATAAGTGTGTCGACTGGGAATATGATTTATACGAAATTCTTATAAAATATATTATTGGCGAAAAAGACAAAAAAGCAAAAGAAAAAGAAGAAAAAAAAGAAAAAGAAAAATAAAAATAAAATATATTTTTAGAAAATTTTTTATTTCGTAATAAAAATTAATCAAACAATATTGTTGTTTTATGTTTTTAAAATATAATAATAGTATTTGTGTAAATATATGTTATGTATATAATTATAATTCCATTTATTCACAAGCGTTGTATCGACTAAATATCTAGCTATTTTAGTTGTCAAATCGCTCATATTATTGTGCTGCACTTGACACTTTATTTTTTTCAAATTCATTTTAATGCGACACAATCTACCGTTGTATTTGAATATACGATGGTGGGTAAATTGTTTTAAATTGTCATCACAGTCTTCGCATCCGGCACCTTTGCACGCATAACAACCGCTGATAAGGCGTTGTCGGCGAACAAATTTTGCAACTTTTTCGCATTGAAATTTATTGCATTCGTTGCATTTATGATGGACATGTACG